CCTGGCAGGCAGTGGAACCGGTCGCAGATGGCGAGAATGGCCTGCGCCTCCGCTAGCTCCCACGGTTCGGTTACGACACCTCCATCGGGATAGACGGCTCCGGGGAAGTCCCGCCACCGTTCGAGCCGGGCAGCAAGAGATTTGGGACCGACGAAATCGCCCCCATCCATGCCGCGAAGATCCGCAGCACGAAGCCGTACTCCTGCTCGATGAGCCCGTCGTAGCTGGCCGGGACGGGCTGGTCTGCCTCGTCGGTGAGGTTCCAGCTGACGAGGACCCCGGCGAAGGCCCGGACGACCTTCTCGGCGGCGTCGGGGTCGCTGTCCGCCACGCTCTGCAGCTTCTGCAGGGCGAAGAACTCTTTCAGCGGCAGGGACTTCGCCATGACCTCCAGCCCGTCGAAGGACGGGTCGCCCTCGAACTGGAGGTTGTACAGCGTGGGCTCGCGCTTGTAGCCGCCGCGCTTGCCCATCTCAGCGGCCCGCCAGGATCTCGCTGGCGATCCGGCGCAGCGTGGCCGCGGGAAGACCCCGGCAGGAGGCCGGCTCGCCCGCAGGGGCCGCTGACGGGCTCGCCACGGCGTGCTGGTAGTCCGCCCGCATGGCCGCCCGGCATGCTGCTGCGCCCGGGTGGCGCGCGGGCGCCTGCCCGCTGGCACAGCCAGCCAGCAGCACCAGCACTGCTCCCGTGATGATCTTCCGCATTGCTCTTCCTCGTCCCTTCCCGGCTGTCCCGGCTGGACGGGGCCCGCCCCGAGCCGGGAGGCGTGACGGGCCCCGGGTATTTAGTTGACCGTCCAGGTCGGGACCGTGCCGTCGGCCAGCGACCCGGGTACCTGCCAGGTCAGTTCGCCGGTGTTGGCGCGGGTCAGCTGGTAGTCGGTCAGCACGCAGTTGACGGGGAGCTTGGGCGAGCCGGTGGCGGTGCCGACCGGGTTGACCACGATGGCCCGCTGCACGGACGTGCTCGGGATTGTGCTGAAGACGGCGTGCGACTTGTTGGAGTCGATGTTGAAGGCGCCGTTGAAGGTGACGCTGAAGTCGGCCAGCAGCAGCAGCCGCTCGTTGGCGCTCTTGTCCACGCCGGTCACGTCCTGGACGGCGCGCGGCGTGGACATCTGCCAGTTGGTGATGTCGTTGCTGATGGTCTGCACGCTGGAGCTGGCGTCGGCGACGGTGATGACCTCGCCGAGCCCGGTCAGCTTTCCGCTCATGGTCTTATCCCTTCTCGATGGCTGCAGACAGCCGGTCCTGGTGCCCGGCGAAGTCCTCCACCCAGTCCTGGGCGCGGACGTGCGCCCGCGGCGCGCTGGTGAAGCCGCGCCAGTCCCCGCCCGCGACGAACAGCCGGGCCGGGCGCCCGAGCGGCAGCCGGTGGGTGTCCGAGCGGAAGCAGCGGTTGCCGGGCGGGTAGACGAACTTGACCAGCGTCAGGGTGGCCCGCTGCATGCTGAAGCTGCGGCCGCGGTCGGCCTTGCAGTAGTCGTGCTGCCTGCGGCCCAGCTCGGTGCCGAGGTCGAAGGTGGAGACCCAGCCCTTGCGCCAGGCCTCGCAGTCCACCTCGTCGCAGGTGGCGGAGCGCCAGTGCGTCTTGAACGGCATTGACATGCCGTAGGTCTTGTAGGCCTGCACGGGCATCGCGGGGGCGATGCGGCTGACCGTCGTGTTGCCGAACGGGACCTGCACCATGGCGGCCATCAGAAGCTCACCGCGACCGGGTTGCGGCAGAGCACGACGGCGAAGACGGCGTTGCTGAAGGTGCCGGCGGTGACGATCTTGAGGAACCGGCTCACGGTGCCCGCGGCCGCTACCCGCTTGGCCTGGACGGCGGTCAGGGAGCCGAAGTCGATCAGCGTGCTGTAGCTGCCGCCGGAGGTGGTGGCGTGGGTGACGGTGATGTCCACGGAGGTGCCGGTGAACGCGACCAGCTGCAGGTAGACCTGCGCGCCGAAGCTGGTGCCGGCCCCGTTGTCGTCCACGGCCGCCCCGGTGGTGGCGCTGCCGTCGGTGCGGAGCCCGGCGGTGACCTGCTTGCCCCATTCCAGGCCGAAGCCGTTCGACTGGACTTCCACCTTCAGCGTCAGCTTGCCGGTGTTGTCGCGGGACGGGTCGTAGCCGATCTGCTTGCCGCTGATGCAGGCCGCGGGGTTGAGCAGCGTGGTGCCGCGCAGGTAGGAGCCGATGGCATCGGTGCGCGGCAGGGTGGACAGGATGGCGTGCTCGGCGGTGGCGTCGATGTCCATCGAGGTGGTGAACTGCATGTTGCCGTCGCGCAGGCCGCCGAGCCGGGCGTTCGCGCTGGCGTTGATGGGGGTGACGTCGATCAGCGCGGGGCCGCCGGAGATCTGGTCGAGGCTGGCCACGTCGCCGGACAGGTCGAACCCGCCGATGTAGAAGTTGTCACCGAGTCCGCTGGCCTTGGGCATCAGGCACCTGCCTTGAGGAGACGGGCGTGCTGCGGGCACGCGGCATTGGCGAACTTGAGCTTGAAGCAGGCAGCTGCCCACACCCAGGTGCACAGGGAGCAGCCGGGGTGCGGTGCGCAGATCCCGCCGCCCGGCCAGGGAAGCGCGGTGACGCCGAAGGCGGTCCGGGCGCTCACGGGGCCTGGTCCCACATGTCGTTGATCACGACGGGCAGCGTCACGGTCATGATCCGGTACATGGCGCCGCCGATGGTGATGTAGCCGGCCTGGGCGCCGAGCCTGGAGCCGTACATGCCGAGCAGGTCGACGTTGCGGACCAGCCCGCCGAGGGTGAAGTCCTTGCTGAAGGCGGCGATGAGGGTGGTGGCGGCTGTCATCAGCCGGGGGTCTATGTCGTCCTCGGGCTTGGTCAGCATGTTGCCGTAGGCGCGGGCCAGCATGACCACGTAGCCGCTGGTGGAGGCCAGTCCGGAGGCGGCCGGGACGGGCGTGATGGCATCCGCCCAGATGGCGAGCCGCAGCCCGGAGCCGGGCGCGGCCTTGGGCTCGTGGGTGTTGACAGAGCGGAAGGTGCCGGTCCGGAGCGCGATCGAGGACACCCCGGAGATCAGCGCGTTGACGGCTGCGGCGTCGAATGCCATCAGCTCATCCGCTCCGCGTACGGGCGCAGCGCGCCCTCGGCGATCTCGCCCGCGCGACGGTCCAGTTCCTCGCCGGCCAGGCGGAAGCCGTGGTAGCCCTTGAACCGGGTGGTCTCGTTGCGGGACCCGGTGCCTTCCAGCCACGGGCCGTAGCTGGCGATCGAGGTGGTGACGATCGAGGTGTGGGCGGTGTCCGCGACAACTTCCATGGCGTAGACATGCCGGCCGCTCACCGTGCTGTAGGTCCGGCTGCGGTCGGTGGTGGTGATGGACTCCAGGAACCGCCCGTGGTTCTCGCGGATCATCCCGGCGAAGGCCTGCCGGGCCATGTCGGCCCCGGCGCGGGCTACCTGGTCCTGGATGGCGCGCAGGCCCTCTTCCAGGTCGGCTTCTGCCCGGCCGTCGAATAGCGGCCCGGAGGTGCGCACGGTGCTGTCCACCTAGACCACCCGCTGACGGAGGCGGCGGCCGTACCGCTCGGCTACCCGGGCGCGCAGGTCGGGCAGCGACCCGCCGGGCACGGTGGACGCGCCGTTCTCGCCGATGGTGCGCGCGTAACCGGACGTCTTCTGGAAGACGTAGTTGAGCGCTTCGGCGATGGCGTACTCGCGGATCATGCCGGGGACCAGCGCAGCCGTGAGAGCCGCTGCGCTGGCGTGGGTGGCTACCGTGGTGCCGCCGAACCCGCGGATGACGGTGAGGAGCCTGGGGGCGAGCACGGAGGCCGCCGAGTGGGTGCTGAGGACCGTGCCGGCGAAGGCCCGCTCGACGGTGATGTTGTTCCCGGTGACGGACAGGGCCAGCATCTGCTCGGCGTCCAGGGCCAGGATCTCCCCGGCGTGCAGCTGGGTGCCGTCGGTCACGGCCAGCACGTTGTCGGCGGTGTCCGCGGTACTGCACCCGCTGCCCTGCTGGGACTGGCCGGTGGCGGCGAACGCGGAATCGGAGACCAGCAGCGCCTCGGCATCGACGGTGAGCACGTCGCCGACGTCGGCCGCGGAGGAGTCGGAGGCGGTGACCGTGGTCGCGGCGGTAGTCGTGACGGCGGCACCCAGCTGGCCCGCTGCCCGGCTGCGCAGCCAGTAGCCGAAGGTCCCGGTGACGTGGACGGACTGCTGCGGCGTGGGGCCGCCCCCGAAGGCGTAGGCCTGGGAGCGGTCCAGCTCCATGAACCGGAAGGGCGGGGCGCCGTTCCACGGGCCGAACAAGATGGCGGAATCCGGGATGGTGACGCCGCCGGAGGTGACCACGGGCGGGTTGACGGTGACGTCGGCCAGCTCGGCGGCGTCGAGCCAGATCCGCCACGGGGCGGCGCGCTGGAAGCCGGGCCAGTCCCACTTGCGGGTCTCGGTAGCGTTCCAGAACCGGCGGTTGGTCAGCCGGTCGGCTTCCTCGGAGGCGGCCTCAAGGGCGGAGTCGACGTGCCGGATGGCGTCCGGGGTCAGCCGGATATCCGGTGCCGACATCACGTCGGTGCGCGTGGCATAGCACGCCCTGTGGACCGCCATCCGTGTGCTCGTTTTCTGTCACAGGCCGTAGCTGCACCGGCCGGGTTGGCTGCTGCCCTGTTGAATCGGCCGGCGTTACAGGCCGCTCATGGTGAGGGGGTCCCAGTCGCGCGGATAGCGCCATCCGTCGTGGGGGCAGTACAGGACCCCCGGCTCGGACGGGGGTCCCTGCAGCAGCGGCGTGCCGTCGTGCGGGCAGGCGGCAGGCGCCTGGGTGGCGTAGTAGTCCGCCTCGGCGGCCTGCTCCCGCAGGATCGCGTGCAGCTGGAGCCAGGACACCGCCTACTTCGCTTTCCGGCGCCCCTGGGCCTTCCGGGCCTCCGGCGCGTCCTGCTCGTCCTGGGGCTTCTCAGGGCCTGCCGGGTCCCCGGAGGCGGCCTGGTCCTGCCCCGCCTCCGGGTCCTCGGCGTGCGGCCCGCTCTCCCCGTCGGGGACCGCGGTGGTGACGTTGGGCATCAGCTGACCGCCGCGCCCGCGTCGAGCGGCACGTAGGACAGGTACCAGTCGATGGCACCGGTCATGGTCGCGACCGACGTGGTGATGGTGATGATCCCGGCCTGCACGATGAATGCGGCCTGCGCCAGGAACGGCGACTTGCCGGCCACGGCGCTGGCCCCGCCGTTAGCCAGGGTCGTCGGGGCGCCCGCGATGGTGGCGGCCACGGCGAAGGCCGCGCCTGCCTCCCCGCCGCCGACCACGGTGGCGGCCGCGATGCCCGCGACCTGCGCTCCGGCGGCGCCCGTGGTGGGGGTCGCGCCGAGCGAGATGGCGCCGGTGGTGCCGGACAGGACCGTGGTGACCCTGCCGATCAGCGAGGTGACCAGCACCTGACCGCCCGCCACCGTGAACAGCGTGGCCGAGGAGCCGGAGTTCGGCGGGGTCTGCGCGGCCTTGATGACCTGCGTGCCGTACGCGATGCTCCGCAGCTGCGAGCCCTGGATGAGAACGGACATGCGCCAGCCTCCTACGCGCTCAGCTTGACGAGGTTGGCGGGGGTGCGCTGGACGGCCAGGTCGTGCACGACGGCCGCGCCGATGCCGGAGCCGGTGACCGTGCACTTGATGTAGTTGTAGCCGTTCGGCAGCTGCGAGGTGAACACGGTGAACACCGAGCCGACGGCCGTGGTCAGGCCGGTGGTGGTGCCGTGCGTGTAGGTGGCCGCGGCGGTGATGGTCGCCTTGGCCCAGGTGACCGTGCCGTCCGTGGCGGTGGACCAGTACACCCGGGTGATGGGCACCCAGGCCGGGGTGAAGAAGCTGCCGGCCCGGTAGGTGCCGCCGAACGAGGTAGCGATGCTCAGCGTGGGCACCGCGGTGGCGCCGGTGATGACGAAGCTGACCGCGTTGCAGTTCTTCAGCGAGATGGCGGGGCCGGAGGTGACGATGGGGACAACATCGAAGACCCGGCCGAGGCCGTCTGAACCTGGCATGTTCTTACCTGCTTTCTCCGGCGGGGTGTCAATGCCGCCCGGGTTTAACGACTACGGAGACTGGTTACCTGGTGGCGATCTGGACGAACGGGCTCAGCGTGTTGCTGGAGCCGTTGGCGGGGGTGAGCGCGGACTGGAGCCACGGCCGCCCGTCTACTCGCTCGATGATCTTGTAGGTGGTCTGGTCGTTGGCGAACGCGGCGTGCTCCGACGCGCTGACCGCGACGGCCTGCCGGTCGCCGATGAGGTAGTAGGACAGGTCCACGAAGCTGATGTCGCCGGTGGTGGACAGGGCCGGGGCCTTCTCGGTGAACTCGA